CTTTCTTTTTCCCTGTTTACTTTTATTTTATCGTACATTATTCATTTGATTTTATATTATTATTATATTAAGGTTGTTGTTATATTTTATATAAACTATTTTACCTCTCCAAAGCAAAACCATTTATCTTTGGGTCTTATTGTTCAAACATCATTAGTAGATTATAAATGCTTATTCCTATTTTATGGTTAATGTAGCATTCGTCTACGTACTTTATATTATCCCTGTCTTCTCTGAAAGCATAAGTATTTTATTTATTTACAAGCATCTGCTAAGATGCGTTAATCCTTAAGTTCTTTCTCAATGACAATACTCTTTGTTTACATATTTCTTCTACCAATCTAGAGGCATGTTCGCTCAATACCCCTTAGTAGATAGCTAGAGCGTGCAAAGAGGGATCATTAATTATCTACTGATTATTCTTATTGTAAGTCATTTTCTAGCTTAGAACTTTTGAATAATCCCTCCATTGTCTACCCTAAAACACCCACTTGGAACAAAAGTCATAATCATCAAATTTCGATACTATCACTTCTTTGACACATTAACCAAGTCCTACATTACCTTAATCTTTATTTTAGCTGGTGTGTTGCAGTATGCACTCTGATATATCTTAGACGTGCCATATCACTAGATCATCTCCTGCTGCCCACATGAAATGTTTATAAGTATGCAATCCAGAGTCATACAAATAAAAACTTCCATATGCCAGCGAAGCACTTGTATTGAAGTAGGTGGTAAACGGGTGACCACTAAATGTCATGCCGGAGATATCATAGTACATGAAATTCGTCCAAGGCTGCTAATCTTATCCATACTAGGGCATAGTATTCCTGAAAGAGTTTATTACTTCTTGAGGCCATTTAGGCAGATTTATGCCAGGTAACTAGACGAACATTAAACTTCTATGATCTAATGCTTAATCTAAGAAAGTCCTTTACAACTATTCCATATCTCTAATGTTGGTCTAAAACCAAAGATTCTATTTTAGCTTCTCGAATATTTTACTTACCAGCTTTTTAGTTACTGGATCTATTGCTATTTACCTAAGTACCACATGTTGAGTACTTTCAAATGCGCTTCCATCTATGGAATGACTCTACATATTAGGAGATACCTTCGAAGTAAATAATTATTACAGTTGCTTCTTGTTGAAACCTTGAATGAATCCAGGCATAACTAGTTTGAGTGCAGGCCAAAACAATTTCTATATTAACGTCAATAAACCACAGTACTATCTACTAGGATTACAGATTGTACGAGGACGTTCAGATACGTTGGTTATGATATTATTATTGATGTTTATTGCCTCTGTATTATAGATCTCTCCACCTTTTAGCATAGTCTGGAAAGTTCCAGGAGAGATGGAATTCTTAGACACTTCTCTCATTAGTTATCTCATGTAATTGTCCTTTTTTGCTTGCGAAAACCCTTCTCTGGAATTTACATCTTTTATGGGATTATAAGACAGTACATAACTATAATCCACTTTATCCAATTTTCTTATTAAATCTTAAGTGTATCCTTTACAAAACCCTCGAAACTTTTCTAATTACTCTTACTCTACATACAAATGAGAAGCGAAGAATCTATGGTATAGCCCGTAGAATAAATTATCAACGGTTTTAGAATGGAATTCATAGTTCACGTTGGTATTAGTCCATCCTGTCACCACGTTTTTACATGAATATGAAGGTTATTCTAGTCGGCCTTTGTGTATATAGCTACCGAGATTTTGCTTGTAATATTCTTAGAGTCTAGGCAGTGACTTGGTGTGATACTCCTTGTATTAATCACTGAAAGGTAAGTGACTAGGTAAGTCCTATATAGTCTTCCAAGGTTTGTTTACATAATAACCTTGTAGTTCTGTGAACTTAGACTCTTTAGGTGCCTTGTCTTTGATACTTTCTTTACAGTGTACTCGACAATCCTACATCATCACCTATTGGTGGATTTTGCTCATGTTGAAGAAGCTTTGTAGATCACAATTTTCGTTCATCTCTTATACGTTCTAACTATACCCATTTACTAACATGTTGACATTGGTCAGTTAAAGGTCTCTCTTCTAACCCATTCCTAAATGTCTCTTGATTATGTCTGTATAAGATTCTAAAGGTTAGTGAGTGTACTCTAGATTTTTAGTCTTGGATATTACTCTCAAACTAAGTACATCTGAACCTAACGCATCTCTGAAGTGTTCGTCTTGCCAACTCTAACCATAAAACTAGTATACTCTGCTACTATCTCTGGTGTAGGATTCATAAGTGCAACGAAATAATACCTAATTCTATTAACCCACTTGGTCGATGTAATTCTTGAAGAAAGTTCCTTACACATTGTAGTTGTTACCGTGAGTGGGTGTAGCTGGCATCTGGACAAAAGGTTTTTGTTTTCCTTAAATATTCTAAGTAGCCTAGAAGTAGTTTATCCATCCCAAAGGAATGATCCTATTGATCGACTATTAATCTTTCAGGTACACATTCTAATGTTAGTAGACTCTACCACTACTCCTACAATTCATCATTATCTACTAATTTTCATTGATAGTATAACAACCTTCTCTACCTGGTAGATTATACTTCCCTGGGATAGGATAGAAGTCAATCCCAGATACCTACATGAACACATTATTGCCTGTGATGTTGAATTCCAAATTTTGTAAGTAGTAATGTACGTCGTTAATTAAAATATGTATACTCTAATAACAACCGCTTCTAATATCGAAATGTTCATTGTCAAAATGTAATCTCAAATACCTCTCTGATAAGAAAGCATCGAAATATTAAGTGACTCCGGTTAGCAAGCGTTTTTACAAAGGTTTGAGTCTTGGTTATTCTATCCTATCTAATTCGTATTGTGATTCATTGTTCTGATGATATGTGTTGTCATACTGGTCAAGATTAGGCCTTACTGGAATGTAGTCTACTAATGGCAGTAACTAATGGGTTCTAGCGTATTTAGCTCCTAGATCAACCACTAAGGTATTACCCTGACTAGACTCTATTTGTTACAAACTCTGCAGTTACATTAGATCACTGCAATATCTCATGAAGCTGTGCCCACCATTAAAAGTTTTTTAGTTCTTGATAGTCTCCAAAGGCCCTGCTAGACCTAGTGTTTACAGGTATTGGATTTATTTCCCTGGCAAAACTCCTCGAGGATTGCATTTCAATATTTATCCATCCCTATGAATTCCTTTTTATTCATTTTATTCTTGTCTTTATTAAATTGGCATCATTTCAGGGTGGTAAATGTCATACAATAAAGGCTTAGTTAATCCAATACAATCACAGCCTGGAAATGTACCTATGGTAGAATTATAAGTAAACTTATCCATTCTTTGGCTTTTGTAGTGTTATACTAGATCCTGCAACAATCCATTTACCATAAATTCTTTTACGTTATACATTTTTTATCCTGTTATGCGTACTAGTGAGTTAGGGTTCTTTTTTGAACATAGAATTTTAGCATAGTACTTCAGTACTTACTAGCTGGTACACGTTAAAGGACCCTAATCTTCTTGGCTCTAGAACATCAATTGACACTAACCTATTTCAAACATTTAAGTTGTAGTATTTTTAGGTAACTTGTCGTATGGCAGTGTTCTCAAGTAGTAGCACATCTAATTTATTCTCTTTTGAATGTTAGATACAGGAGCTGCTTCTACTTAATAAGGCTATTTTGACTATTCTTGCAATGCCTGTTCATGGGTCTAGTATTTTAAGTTCCTATAGTCTACTAGAGGTTTTTCTTCTTAGCTATTCTTGATACTAGCCAAAATACTCTTCTTATTTTGGTTAGATCTATTACCTTTTATTCCCGTTTTCCTGATGACTTTCTTCTTAGACTTATTCTAAGGACACACTTGAGTGGCTTCAGGTGTCATCATCACTTAGTATATCTTTTGTGCTGTGTAATTTTGTGTGCTATTCTTATCAAACTACAGATAGCAGTGCATGAGGTCAGAACTTGTTTCACACAAAACTATACTAGCTTTCTTATGAGTCATGCTTGGCATGATTTACTAAGTGTATACTTAAGAAATCAAGTTAACTCCCAGAAGGTTACACATCTACTGGAATAGACTAGAACTAATTCCTTTATCTCCAACAGACAAAGCGTAATCCTATATTTTCTTGATCTATTCCACTTCATCATTGTTGTCTAAAAGAGCACATATGGCGTATACCCAGCAATAAGAAGATGGCATACAAATTACCATCTAAGTAGAGTCAGTGTAGGCGTGTTTCTCACCTACAAGACTCCTCTTTATTCGCCCGATATGAGGCATTTCCTCATTCTTAGTGAGGAAGAAGAAGTCCTTATGAGAGATTGGTAGC